TCATTCTTCCTCTTCTTTTGCCTTTTTTAGTTTTTCGTATTTTGCTTCTGTTATCTCGCTCCAGTTTTCAGGTTTGTCATTTACACCTAAGTAAACTTCTTTGCCAAACGCCTCTCCGTTTGTTAAAACCTTGCCTTTTGTTGCTGTAAGCTTTTTAATTTCAATTGTTGTAATTTCCATTATGCTACTGTCCACCCTTTCTGTGTTATTTGCGCTATGTGCGGCAAATCCAAACTATTTATTACTGATATAACCTCTTCGTTTAAGGACAACGTTCTTGTTTCTCCTTCTTCAAGCCTTTTTAAACAATCGATAATTGTGTCAATGGTGTATAAAGTGATCCAAGGCGAATACGACAAGTCCAGATTCTGCCCTATAACGCCTTCAAATGTAATGCTTTCGAGCACAGGACAGTTTACGAACCAGTTTGTAAATGTAACATCTTCTGTAACCTTTAATTTTTTGATTGTGTGAAGCAATGTACAATTACCAAACACATAAGTTGAGCCAACATGAGAAAAATCAATGTCTACCTTTGTATTTTTTATCTGGCTGTATCTGAACGCGTCACTGGAAAGAGCTGAACAAATAATGGGATATACAGGGTTATATGTAGTATCATTCCACAGCGCGTCAAAAAAAGCACATCTGTATTGGTAACGTCTTCCGCCTCTTTGGTATGCATCCCAGAACGCCTTTCGCTCTGCCTGTTTTCCTGACTCTACGCCATCAGAATATCCATCGACTGTCGCCTTGCCTGCCTCGTAAACCTTATGCACATTTTCAGCGATAGTGACAAGTTTTTCTGCTATGCTCATACCCCACCACCGCCTATCTTTGCGTTTTGAAGTGCAATTATGCTGTCTAGAGCATCATTTACATTTTCAGCGTCTCCTAAAACAGACTGTACTGTGGCTATAAGCACATTTGCGCTGTTTAGCTTTTCCTGTGTCTGGTTTAAAAGGGTTACATAAACAGACGGCACACTTTTTGCAACCTCGTCCGTATCGCCTAAGCCCTTAATTACGTTTGCCATAATTACCTTTGCGGTAACGTAGTTTTTCGCGCCGTCTGAAAGAGCTATTTCAAGATAAAGCTCGCCAGGGATAGCATAGATACCGCTTTCTAATTTAAACACAGCGCGGTTATCTTTTATTTCACCGCTTTGGGAAAGAGTGACGCCGTCAGCGCGTTTTGCTTTTAACGTGGGCAAAAGTCCTGTTAAGTCCATTCGTTTTCCGTCATTTAAAAACGCGCAAGATAAATTATATGCCCCCACGTCACCTGAAACAAGCTCAACTTGCGAGGTAGAAAATTTAGGGTCTTCGCAGTTTATATCAATATTGTAATTTATCATAAAAATCCCTCCTTAGAACAGATATAAGTTAATCGGAACGGTTTTGTTTCTCTTAAGAGTGGTATAATCAAAAAACTCAACGTTTAAAGTAAGAACGCCGTTTGCAAAAGATACCTTACCCTTTAAGAAATGGTCGTATCCGTGCCAGAGGGTAAGCTTTTCGGTGTCAAAACATCTTGCGCTGTTAGAGTGTACGCCGAATGAGATATACGTGCCGTCAGTAAAGTCATAAATTCCGAGACACGCCGAGCCTCCAGCAGAAGAGCTGTCTCCCTTTTGCACTACAAGAAGATATCTGTATGTATTTGCGCCGATATTATATGTTTTTGTTTCCTGACATACGCTGTTTTTTATCTGGGCTGTGTCCTTAATTTCCAAAACATAGTTTTCGTTTGAGGCATAGCCCGGAAGCTTTCCTTTAGCGTATGTACGTTTGTCCGTAATTTCGCCGTTTTCGTTAATTTCAGCCAAAAGCACATAGTCGCCTGTGGGCGCTTCTATCGTACACGCAGGGTAGCAGACGTTTGAATTTATAAGGTCATTTTTTAAATAAACGTATTGTTTTGCCGAGGTGCTACAAGCAATTTCTTCTCCCCCTGCCAAAACCTCGAAAACTGCGCCGTCTGCAAAAAACGCCATTCCGGGATTAATCAGAAGCTTGTCTTCTGTTAGCCTTGTAACCTTTAAAGAATTTACTGTTTCAGGCACAGCACCTGATGTATAAAGAACTGCTCCTAAGTCATTAAGCGCTAAAAGATTATAGGGTGTACCGTTTTCAAAAACATCTGAAACACCGCTTGTAACGAGCCTTTTCGTTATATTGTTTATGTCTTCTGCGCCGTATGTCTCATTATCCTTAAAGCTAAAATTATATGCCATTTTTATCCTCCTCAAAAATTAGTTTTTCACCGCAGTTTCCGCTTTCAAACCATATTTCAACGCCCGAAATACGTTTTGTTTCCTTTCGCGAAAAGTTTCCCTTTTGCGCCGTGACACAGATTGTGTCACCGATGCCACAGTTTTCTAAAAATTTAAAACGTGCGGTTTCTGCCGTGACTTTTTTCTCCATAGAGTGTTTTAAAAGCTCACTCTCAGCCTCTTCCTTTGTGGTAACGGAGAAAATTCCGTCCCATTTTTTAATTCCTGCTTTTTCGCCATCTAAATAATCCCACAGCTCAGGTAAGTCATCAAAATAGTCAAACGCACCTGTGCCTTTGTCGGCGCAGACTAAAAATCCGCCCTCAACCATACGCCCTATCTGCGCTGTTCCTTCGTATTTAATGGTATAATACTCGCCGTAGCGCGCTGGGTCATTTCTTGGAATTTCGTCATTTGGGTCAATTTTTCCCTGATTCAGAAGAGGTTTTTTAAAGTATCCTGACGTAAAACTTTCCGCCAAATTATCAGAAAGCGTGACATTTTTTAAATTCTTGTCTCTTTCGGAAAGCTCGTATCCTATGTCCTTCCCTTCAAGAATTTCAAAATCCCATTTTTTTGTGTTTACGTTTATGAAAACCCTGTGCCCTAAATTCTCAAGCCTGAGCCTCTCGCTTACCGCATCAAAAACAGTTTTTCTCGTATCGCACGAAAACTCTTTTTCGTCCTTTTCTCCTGCTTTGTTGCTAAAGGTAAAATCTTTTGCAAAAATATCAGAAAATCCTTCTGACAGAACGTCTTTTACCACCTTGTCATAAGCCTTAACCGCAGAAAACTTTCCTACACTTCTTTTGGTTAAAATCCAGTTCGGCGTTTTTCCGTAAATTTTTATGGTCTTGCCAATAACCTTTCCCGTTACAATGGCCTGCCGGTCTCCCTGAACTAAAAATAAGTAATCATTGGAAAGAAAAACTTCAGCCGTATCGTCTTTTAGAGGAATTACACCCTCAAATGTACCGATGTCATTATAAAATAAAGTCCAGTAAGCAGACATTACGTTATGCTCAATATGAAGAAGATTAAATGAGAAATCGTAAATTCTTATATCTTTCATCAGTACATTGCCTCCCCGTAATTGTTTTTGTATCGAGCGCTTACCGTCACCTCAAAAGGACAAATGCACTCAATCTCATTTGCTCCCGGCTCTAAATAAAAGTCAGAAAGAAAAGAGTCAGCCGAAAGATGAACGTACATATTTTCACCTGTCGAAGAGGTTATTTTTCTGTTTTCAATATCAATTACGATTTCCTCATTGCAGGAAAGCTCATAGTCAAGCCTTATGCTTTTTTTCGTTGTATGGTTAATTATCTCCACATAGTTTTCCTGACCCACAGCAAATCCATCGCTTAAACAGGAAATATAAATTTCAGGCTCGGACCTTTCGTCTCCTGACACAACTAAAATATTTTTGCTTTTTCGCTCAGAAAACTTTTTAGGAAGAGTAAAATCTGACGTTAAATTTTTTGTTCTTGTTGCCACAGTGTCACACTTCATGTCACTGTCCGTAAAATATGGATTATCTGCCACAAACTGCACAACCGCGCGGTTTATAGCGTCATTCCTTTCTTGTTTTACAAAGGAAACACAGCGCACAAAAATCTTTCTTTGTTTCGTTTTGTGACAAATTACAAGCTCTCCGTCATGGGATAAAACCCTAGCCGCCCTTGAAATTTCAGAAAGGCAGTTTCTTTCAATATCCACGCCGATAGTTATAGTTCTTGGAAGCACCTGAGTTTCCGAAAGCTCCTGACCGACAACACCTGCATAGGTGTTAAATACGTAACTTTTTTCAGGCAGTCCAAGGCCTGAAATTTCTCTTATTTTCCAGGCGTTCTTTATATTTCCGCCAGACATTAAAATCTTGCCGTGACTGTTTTTAAATAAAATTTCCATTTAATAACCCCCTGCCATTCTCTCACGTTCGGCGTGTGCTTTTGCCGAGCGTATACGCTCAATGTCCGTCTCACCGCTGCCGTATAAATTATACGTAGGAGAAAACACATTTTCTACGCCCGTAGCTACCGCACCAAGCTTTTCACCTGCCGTGTCAACCTGATATGAAATTTTAGATTTGATCTCTTCCATACAGGCACCAAGCTGGGACAAAAAACCTTCCTTAAAGCTCTCTGCCGCGTTTTCTCCGAAATGAAGAAACTCTTCAGGAATTATAAATCCCGCACCGCTTAGCTTTTCGACTAATTCGCGGGAAAGCTCGTCAGCGTGAGCTTCAATGTCTTCTGCCGTATCTTTCCATATTCTTTCAAACGGATTTTTAGACACTTTCTCTAAAAGAACGAGATTTTCCTCATACGCTTTAATGTAGCGGTTAAAATCAAACTCGTTTTCGTTTGCTAAAAGATAAGCAAACTCTGCCGCATCCCTGGCATTCATATTAAGTAAACTGTCAAAAAGCGTTGCAGCATTTTCTTTAGAAAGGGACGAATTTTTTATTCTCTCATAAGCAGCATTTAAGTTTTTCTCAAACTTTCTTAAAAATTCGTTGTCTTCGGTTAAATCGGAAAGCACGGGAATACGAAGAAGGGCGCCGTCAGGATAAAATCCCTCAATTATTACGTCGTGCATTAAGTCGACGCTTCCTTTGAGCTTGTTGTAGAATTGCTCCTGACGTTTTTCCACTTCAGTTAGCTTTTCTTCTGCGTAAGACGCCATTTCATCGTAAGCAGTTTTTATACTGTCTATGGCATAACCGTTTATTTTATCATTATATTTTTGCCAGTCAGTCGAGCCAACCGCCATAAAATTATCGCGAATATTTTTTAGCTCTATGTAGTATTGTTCCTCGGACAAAACCCCTGCCTTACGGCAAAAATCAAGATATTCAATCTCATAGTCGAGCCTTGCTTTGTTGATTTTTTCGGTATAGCTTAAATATTTTTTGCTACCTTCAGAAAAGTGGCTGTCGCGGTAGGCTGTAAGACTTTTAATGTATTCCTGATGTGAAATAAGCCCCGCGCCGTAAAGACTGTTAAGCTGTTTAATTGAATAGTTTTTGTTCTCCTCGGCAGAAGCTACATTATACTTTTGTATCTTTTTTGTGTATTCTTCCCATGCCTTAGTCCCTGACGCTATGTACTTATCGCGAAGAGAGGCTAAAGCGTTAAAATAGGAACTGTCAGGAAGACCAAAAATTTTCTTTATGTTTAAAGCGTCAAGTTCTTTTGCAAAGGACCTAAGCGCTTGTTCGTCTAATCCCAGTATTTCTTCTAAATTATTTGACATATACATCACCTCTTTTGTCGTGATATCTATTCTTTTTATCTATTGTGCTAGAAAGTGCGCTTTAAATAACTTTAGACAAGCTTTCAAGCGCATCTTTTTCAATCTGTTCTTTTGTTCTTAAATCGGGAAGGGAGTAAACCGCTTTCATTTTCTTTAGAAATGCGCGTCTTTTTGCGTCTTTTACGTCAGAAAGTTCTGCTTTTCTGTATCCTATGATACTGATTAGCTTATGCTCGTCTGTAAGCCCGTCTAACAGCGCACGAAACGAAAACCAGTGAAGATTCTCTGTAAGCAAATCTATACCGTACTGACCGTAAAAGGCAGAATATATGTACGGCGCATCGTGAGTAAAACTGATTACCCTTTTCTTTTTATTTTCTTTTCCTTTAGAATTAACATTCCCATCTTCAAAACAGGAATAAAATTTAAAAAGCGAAAAAAGAGTTTCATCAAGCCTTTTAGGAAGTAGCTTGTCCTTAAGACACAAATTAAGAATTTTAACAATCTTCTCGCTGTCAGTCAGACTGCTTTCCGTCATCAAACGGTCAAACTCAATCCATACTTTAAAATCAGTATTTATCTCAAAATCCTCACCGCAAACAGATATTGTCCTTGGTAATCCTTTTGTAAACTCAAACATTTTTACTCCCTTCCCCGACTACAAGACGGTTTCACATTTTACGCTTTACATTCTTTAGCGTCTTGCGTCACGCCGTTAAGTTACACGCCGTACCCAATAGTGTCGCGATACCTTTATTTTATATCTCTCGCACCTATTTTACTCGGCAAATGTGCAGGTTTCCCACGAATCAGACGATGTAGCCTCGCCGACCACTGTATCTCCTGCAGTTTTTAATGTTCCTGAATAGGTATAAGCATCCATTGAATTGCCTTCACCGTCAGGAATAACAGAAAACTCACGTTTTCTTGCAACATATTTTCCACCGGTTGCCTCTTTTGTAAAGTCAACGATAATAATAGAACGAACTGCATCAGTTCCAATTAACTCACCGTCATGAATTGAAACAATATCATCATGAACCGCGTCGCCCACATGCTGGTCAAAGCCGTAAGACATAGATGTTGCATAGCCCACAACGTCTGTGCGTTCGAACTCTTCGTCGACATACTGTCTTGAATATTCCTTAGGATTTCTGCTGACAGAAATGTCAGTAAAACCTTTCATTCTGTGATAGGTCACGTTTCCGTCATTAACTACGCCGAAGAACGCGACCTTGTCACTTCTTTTAACTATTTCGCTCATAGATTTAAGTCTCCTTTTTTCTCATATAAAAGTCTGCATTTAATTTCATAAACTGCTCTTGCTGCCTTATGGTTTTTTTGCTGTGCTGTTGAGACGACTTCTAACGACACGGGAACGAATCCGTTATCTAATTTAGGCAGAATATTCTTTTTGTTTGCCTCATCTATCCACTCAGTTAAAAACTCAAAAGACGCGATTGTCACATTAGCTGTAAAGTCCTCACAGTCATAAAAGTCGCGGTAGGTAATAGTAAACATATATTGTCTGAGGCTCCCTCCGTCAACATATTTTTTAACAATGGGATTTACTGGTACACTGTTTATTGAAAAAGAACCGGGAGTCTCCCCTAAGAAGTTTATCGCCATCCCAATTTCTTCAAAGAAGGGACTATCTTCCAAAAAAAACAATCTCATTCTATCTAAAAACATACTTTCACCTCTGCGTTTATGTTATGATATGTAATATTTTTATCTCTCACGTATATTTTTTGATTAATACGCCATTATTTTATAGTGTGGATTTGCGCCGAAAAGGTTTTCTGCCACCTCATAAATCTTAAAGCAGTTCGCTTTGTCAGCTGTATTAACATCTGTTTTACCGATATAAACATAATCCCCCACCGATGCAGGAGGCATAGGAGTTTGGGGAAGCTTTGGTATTCTGATTTTAACGGAAGAGGCCCTGTTTCTGCCTCTTTCTCCCGTTAAAACAGATGAAATCTTGTGCACCCATGCGTCTGCCTTATAAAACTCAGAAAATTTGTCGTAGCTTTTCTCGTAATGATAGATTGTAATTTCTGCATTTTCAGTCATTATCCAATCCCCCTGTATAAAAGACCTGTGCTTTCAAGATAAAGAATTGCCAACTCCGCCGCAGCCTTGTCGCAGGCTACTGCATCGTAACTTACGCTGTAGCCGTCGTTGTTTTCAGACGAAATTCCCAGACGCTGACTCCCTTTATAGTAAATCTCAGCAATCTCACATGCGCAGCGCTTAACCTCTTCGGTCTCACAAATCCTCGAAATTCTTCCCATAGTAAGTCCGTTTAGAAAGTTTTCAGCCTTTGCCAGAAAGAACTGAAAACTTTTTTCGGGAATCTCTGAACCCTCCTGAGAATAAAGATTTAAATAATCCTTAAAAGAAACGGTTATCATAATACCGCCTCCTTACGCAAGGGCTTTATGAACGTAAACTCCTGCCTTTTTGTTATCATAAACAAAGCAATCGTGGTAGAGTCTGAACTGGAATTTCCACATATCCATTTCCTGGTTTTCGTCAGGTGTGAAGATTTTAGGCATACAGATTTTCTTTGCCTGAAGAACAGCAGACGCAGAAACAATCATAAAGTTAATTGCTTTTGCATCTTTTCCCTTTGTGAAGCCACACTCTGTTGCACCGTCGTTTAATGTAACGGATGTATAGAAGCGTGATTTCGGAACATAGATAACAGGCATATTGTTATAGTTAAAGAGCATTGAGTTAATTGCTGTATCGCCGCCCCATGTTCTTGTAAACGCGTCATTGATGATAGGCTTTAAGTCGGAGTTAATAAATAAAACTCTGTCGCTTTCAGGAACTTCGTTTTCGTCCATTGCGCGAACTGCTTCATCGATTGCGCTTACGATTGTATCAGATGTAAGGTCGGCTGCAGCGGTTGTTAAAACGCCGTCAGTAGAAGCGTATGTTGCAAAACGATAAGCGTCAAGCTCAGGGCATACCCAGTCACGCATAAACTGACCTGTAACTGCACCGAATGCCATACCGAGAGTTTCTTCGTCGTCCATACGGTCAACGGAGAATTCCTTACCACGTTCTTTTGTGAGTTTAAGAGTTTCCCAAACGGCAGTAACGTCGCCTTTAGGATAACCTTCTGTTCTTGAATAGTCGCCAAGACCAGTTGTTGAAACTTTTAAGACCTTAACTTCGCCGGCGCCTGAAAAATCGGCCTGAGAAGTTGTATCCATGATTGCTGTCATTGAGCCTGCTTTGTATGTATCGTCAATAACAGGCAGAAATTTTTGTGCTAATGAAATTGAATTTGCCATTTTGTACTTCCTTTCATGTTTGTTTTAGCGCGATAGGTAGAATATATACCTATCGCACCCAAAAAAGTAGTTGATTTTGCGTATATATGCATAATTGTCCCAAAATTCTGCACAATAGTCTCCTTAAATAAGACGCAAATTATTTTAGCCCTGCCGCTTCTCTTGCAGAAGCGACAAAGCCGTCAACCTCGGGAAGCTTGTCCCCCTGCTTTAAGGCTGTGGAAACGGAAGAATGTTTAAAAAGGTATCCATTTTCCTTTCTTATTTCCTCAAGCTGAAAGTCAAGTCCCTCCAAACCATCGTCAGTAAGACAAACTTTATCAAAATCAATGAGAGCGCGAAGTGCTTTTATATTTCTTGCGCCTGATTTTTCAAGCGCCAGGTCAACAGCACCGCTAAGACGTGCTTTAGTCAGTTCCTTTTTTAGACCCTCTGTATCTTTTTCATATTTTTCCATTAAATCACAAAGTTTTGTCTTTGCACCATCAGGGTCGTCGGCTCCGTCATAAAGCGAAAGAGATTCTTTAAGTCTTTCGGTCTGCGCCTCCAAATCACGATACTTTGCCTTGCTGACATAGTTTCCCTCCGATAAATCGCACAGCTTTATCCTGCGCTCCGGATGCGCATCATTATAGCTTTTGATTTTTTCGGAAAATCGGGAGTAATCATCTCCCAGAACACTTTTTAAAAAGTCCATATAACCTCCATAGCGCCACGTTTTTTAATACGGTCTCACCGTTACGGCGCAGAACAGTTTAAATGTCTTGTTCGGGACAATTTTTATATACGCGATAGCTTTATATATTATCTCTCGCGTCATTTTCTTTTAAAATCATATTTTTAGCCTGATTTTCAGTCTCGTTAAACCATCTCATACGGAATTCATAAGGCTTCATAACGCCGTTCTGAACGAGTTTTAGGTTCTGTTCAAACTCTAAAGACGAATCGTGAATTATACCGTCGTCAAAATCTACTAAAACCTCTAAATCCTGAGAGTTTTCGCCGTCTAAGAAAAGCACCGCACGAACCAAATCACACACCGCACGCTTTAAAACTATTTCGTGCTTTTTAAGGTTCTGATAAAGGGCGCTCTCTTCTGAAATAACCTCGGTTGCGGTTTTTATTTCGTTTCGCTCGTCGGCGGTGTAGCGGTTTTTACCAAGTCCGCAAAGGTCGGATAAAAGATTTAAGTTCTGCCTTAAGCCTTCAGTATGCTCTGTTGCCCTTATCTCCATATTAATTTCTTTTAAGTCCGTGACATTTTTGTCAGTAAACGCATAAAACTCAGTGTCGTTATCGTCAAAAACGGGCATAAATCCTGTTTTTTCACTTTCAAGCTGAGCCATTCCGACAGGAACAATGATACGCTTTTTACCGAGACGAAATTCGTTATTATAGCTGTCGTAGACTAAATCCACGCCTTTTAAAATGTCAATTGCGTTTGCAAAAACAGAAATTCCCATGGGAGAATTTAAGTCATACGAATTTACGATATTCGGTGTCACAATCTGAAACAAAGGTGTGACCGAGCCTGTTTTAAAATCAGCTAAAATGCCGTCAGGAAGTTTTACCTCACGACCTGTTTTTTCGTCAAAGGCGCGGTTTTTTATAACATACTCACCATCTTCTAAAACGTGTAGCTGAATATAATAACACTTCTTGCCCGAAACATTTTTAATGCTTCCAAACGCACACTCTGTCACGCGTCCGTTGTCCCAGGAAATAGGAAAAATCATATCTGCACGTACAAAATCGATGGCAGGGTTACCTTTGTCTAAAAATTCAACGAAAGCACCTGTTCCAAGGGCAAAGCTAAGCTCGATTAGCTGGTTAGCTTTTACTTTGAAATTGTTTTTGTCTAAGATAGCACGTACCTTTTCGGTTAAGGAATCATCCGCCAGGGAGATTTCAACCTTTTCGTTCATCAAAAGGTTTGCCCAGTCCTCACAGACTCTTTTTGCCATACCTAAAGTTGCGCGTTCTCTTTTTACTTTTTTCTTGCCGTTATACTGGCAATAGCTATGAAAAGACGGAACTTTTCCGCTGTACCACTCTCTCCAGCAATCAATTTTCTTGTCGAATTCAGAGTCGATTGTCTCGTACCCCAACTTTTTTAAACACTCACGCATTTTTTCACCCCAAATCAATTAAATCATTCATATAAAATTCAACGGAATATTCAAGTGCGTCTAAGCTGTCTACGTTTAGCTGTCCGTTGTCGCACCTTTTATCAAGCACGGAATTTTCCTCCCATACAGAAGTTGCCAAAGCGTCAATGACGTGTTCGCAGGAAGGGCTTACAAAGAAGCGTCCGTGAGACATCAAGTTGTTAAAAAGGCGGATTCTGTCTAGAATACGCCCCTTAATCGCGGGACGGACCAGAACAGAAAGCCCTGCACGCGCTGCCGCATTCTCTAAGCCTCGTATCAAGGTTGTTTCTGCGCTGTCGCACCAGGCATCATATATGCGGTATTTCTTACTTGCAGTTTTTACAAAATCAACAAAATAATTTTCAAGCTCCAAAGGACTTATTTTGTCTTTTATGTAAAACTCGTCTAAAACCACCACCTCTTTTAAAGCACGAGTAAAGCCGGTTAAAACAAAGGTTGTTGCAGACATATTCCCGCCGAAATCAACGCCTACCGATGCAAAAGCAATTTCAGACGGCGCATCTTTTATAAAACACGACGGCTCGTCTGCAAACTGGCGGTAAATCACACCTTCTGCCGCAACCCATTTTCCTAAGATAAAGCGGTCATAGAAAACACCGGTAAACTCTTTCTTTAAACCCTCAATATAATCGTCAGGCAAAAAGGTGTTATCATCAATCGAAAAATTTTCCCAGAAAATATCAAGCTCTGCCGCTCTGTCTAAATAATTTTTCTTAATAAAATGCCTTGGATTGTCAGGGTTTGTGGTGGCAAAGAGCTTTGCCTTGGGATAGGAAAGCCTTGAAAGAAGCATTACAAAAAAATCTTCAGGAACAAGCGTAAGCTCATCTATATACGCACCCGCCAGGGTTAAACCACGTATTTTGCCTTCACTTCGCGCGTCAGACGCTCCCTCTAGAATAATCTTTCGCCCGAACAGCACCCCGGTTTTGTTAGACAAACTGTAAGAAAAATTATTTTCACCAACTAAAGCAGACAGAAGGTCTAAACAGTTTCTCTTTAAGGTGGTTAAGGTTTTTGCCGTCATTAAGTATGTTGCGTCTTTCGGCATTGTGAGAATCCAAAACGCCCATAAAACAAGACTTATCCAGGTTTTTCCCGACCTTACAGAACCTGTTAAAATGTTAATTCTTTTAAGCTTTCCATCTTTAAAAGTGCGTAAAAGCTCATTTTGTTTTTTGGTAAATATCATTTTCTTGCCTTTCTTGTTATTCTTTCGTCGCGATAGCTTTTGTGCTTATCTCTCGCACCCATATTTTTATTATACACATAAAAAACGTGACATACAGTGACCTTTCTTTGCCTCTAAACCTATCCACCTGCGCGCACTCACTCGCGTCACACACTTAAGCACACCGCCTCTTAAATCCCAACCTGCAAACCTTACGTTCTTCGCCATCACTCTGTCCGTTTAAAAAGCTTTTTATAATTTTCCTGCGAAAAGGATGTTATTTTTCGCAAATCGTCCTTTTGCAAAAGTTCCCGAAATTGCAAGGACGATTTAGCGGGGCCTGAGCAATATATATTGCGAATGCCGCGCGGCGTAAAACAACTGACTTTGAGCAGATTTGAAAATTAAAAAAGTTTTTCTCGGACAAAATGGTTTTGGTGACTTTTGCCAAAACAAAAGTCACACGCCGTAGGCAACTCCAATCAAATAAAACTCACCCACAACACCCCTTTGCACTCTCTTCCGCCTCGCGTCACTCTCCAAAGCCTTACTCTGACTAAATCCCTACACACTCAAAAACCCATTTACAAGCTTTTCAAGCTGAGAAACGTCTTTGTCATCTTCTGTATTCTTTGCAATCTCCTTCAAATCCTTAACTGACTGAACAAGCTGTCTTAAGCGTCCTGTGTCTAAAGCCTCGTCATCTAAACACTCTATGGCGGTTTTTGTCTTTTTATAAAGCTCTTCAGCCAAAAGATTAATCTTCCCCGGATTTACCTGTCCACAGTCTGAGTTGTCCTTTGAACCCCCTCCGTCATTAAGGTGCAAACTTTCCTCGCGCTTTTTTGCAAACCAGTTGCCCTGCTTTGAATGTTTTGCAATGCTCCTTATGGAAACTCCGTATTTTAAGGCAAGGTCTTCCTGGGTTATGTTGCTATTTATGTATTCCTCGCCGATTTTCTTCCAGTCAATGCTCACCTTTTCACCTCCTGAGCCTTTCTTTAAGAAGATTTTACTAAAACATTTAGTGACAAAAAATGACGCAGTCTTGCAAAATACAAAACTGCGTCGTTATTTACGACACCACGCAGGATAAACTAGATTCTAGCGCGATGCGAAACTGTTTAATTAATTAAAATTCGCCAATACAAGCAAACTCATTTAAGCTGCTCAACGATTTTTTCTGCAGCTAAAAGGGCTTCGTTGTGGAGCCTGTAAATATGTCGGAGGGACATATCCATCTCCTCGGCAATTTCCTCCCATGTTAAAAGTGTTAAATACCGAAGAGAGAGAATCGTTCTGTGCGGCGGCTTTTCGAGCTTTATTATAACGCCAAAAATTTCTGTTTTTTCTGAAAAAAGCTTTTCTGCAAGTTCAAATAACTTGCTTTTGTATGCCATGCAGATCGAACCGCCGACGCCTCTAATATCCGAGTCTTCCGAAAACTCATCTGACTTCAAAATTTCGAGCTTAAGCGCACGAATTACTTTATCTGTCTCCCTTGCTTTTTCAAACCATTCCTTAGTTGTCATTTGTGTACGCTCTCCTTTTGTCGCGATAGCTCCTTTTTATATCTATCGCACCTAAACCAATCACTAACTACACTTTTTTCCTGCATTTTTTCTTGCCAGGAGCCTGTCAAATTCTCGCATTCTCTTAGAAAACTCCTTTTCGTTTTCATAGAAACTGCATTTTCTTGCTTCACAAACCGCTTCATCAAGCGCCTTGCACCTTGTTCCAAGGCTGGAGCGCCATATACAATCCTTAATCATCTAAGTCATTCCTTTCCTGTTCATCTGTCAGTCTTTTAGTAACATTTTGAAATGTTATTTTCTCAATTTCGTCATAATTATAACGGCTTTTAAATTGTTTTTGCGTATTAAAATTATATTTATACTTTTTCTTTTTAAAATCTTTATCCCTCTGCTCTTTGGCACTCTCTCCATACCCCGCAAGGCTTACTCTGGAAAGTTTTTCAGGCGTACCCAGAGTTTGTTTATTAACGAAGCCATGACCGCATTTCCACGTTGTATAATCCTTGTTAAAACGGTAGTATTTAGGCGTATGTCCATCACTTTTTGGCATCGCATAGGAAATTACGCCCAGTTCTGAAAGCTTTTTAACCTCACGAGCGATGGTGGACTTGTTTCCATTAAGCATTTTTTCAAGATACGAAAGGGGCAGAGGGCAGTCTTTTTTATGAAACCCATAGCTGTTACGCCACAAAAGGAGCAGAATTCTAAGCTGTGTTCCGTTTAAGGACGCGCCTGATACTGCCTCTAATATTTCGTTGGCTAAGGGCGTAAAACCATTTTCTTTTTGTGGGTTTGCCATAATGTCTCCTTTTGGTTTTTGCTTTTTAGACTTTGTCACACAGCCCATACGTCTCGCACGACACTTGCATCTGGCATGGCGCTTATATTTCACATACCATTACGACTCGCATACCATTACAACTCGCATACCATTGCGACTCGCACACCATTACGTCTCGCACACCATTGCGACTCGCACACCATTACGTCTCGCACACCATTGCGTCTCGCACGCCATCGCGTCTCACTCCGCCTTTCCACCGCTTAAAAGGCTTTTAGCATACGAAATGGTTTTGGTGTCGCGCCGCGAGTGACTTTTGCCGTAACAAAGACACTCCGTCAAAGACAATGTGTTACAAAAGCCAAATCCTTTTAAACCGCCACCTTAACATCCCCGCCAATGAGCCTTAAAAACTCTTTAGTGGGCATATTCATATAACACTCCTCGCAAAGAGCGATGTCAGAAAAGCTAATATAGCTTTCTAAGCGGTTAATTTTCCTTTCGCACTTTTCACAGTACACATTTTCCAA